CAACGATTTACTATACGTTCGGCCACCTTTTCCATGATTTGAGCGGACATAACTCCATCCCATCGCGAATAATCTCCAGCAATTCCAATCGGAGATTTTTCCTTCAACGTTCTCATCAATTGCGTCCAATCACGTGATTCAGCGTTAATACCAATGGCGGAAAAAGTAGACAATTTCACAGACATAAAATGAGCACAAAAAAACAACATAAATTTCCGAAAAACAATAGTATAATCCATTGGTGCGATACTAAATGTTCGGGTTTTCCCGTTTTCAATTTTCTCGATATTAATGAGCTCATCTTTCAAATTATCTGTCCAGATTGAAGGTGATCGTTCACCTCGTCGTGCCAATTCGATCCTCTCTTCAACGGCCATAGCCAAGTCGGGTTTCATAGTTCGCACCAAATCATCTCCTTCAAACCAACATGCCTTTCCTTTTGAGCCATGTTCTTTCTTCAACGTCCATGGATAACCAGCGGAAGTTTTCAAATTCAATCTTTCAGCACATTCAATATAAATATTTCCATTAATAGCTTCGTCCATCGTGGCTTCTCTTCGAGGCACATTAGTGTGAACCGCATTGATCTCATCAAAAACATCATCAACACATTCGTCAACTAGAATTTCATCAAATGGACGCGACATTTTACCATATTTGGATATAGCAGAGGCTAGCATAGACTTGCCCCGAAATTCGCCTTTGATACGTGGATCACTCGGTATCAAAGGTGCAGGTCCTCTCATAGTTGGGAAAACACTTTCAAACAGAATAGATTTCTCCAAACGTGTTTTAATGGGACATCTCACCTCTTCACCTTTCTCGACAGTTCCATATAACGAAAAATCTCCTTCAAGAACGAGACGAGATTCTGATAATGGTTCAAGATCACGAAAGACCATATCTCCATGCACGGGTTCACCGAAATCCGCATTCAAGGAATCCACAGCTGCACTCAACAGCTCTTGTGTCAAAATTTGTCCATAAGACAATGGATCCGTTCGCGATGCTGCAAAATGCATTCCGCAAAACTTCCGTTGAAGTGTATTTTTGTGGGCGATAAGCAATCCCCCACACATGCCAGCGCCAGTCGGAGCACTGTATCTCCAACTCTTAGGCGTCAAAAAAGAGGCAGCTCCTTCCGTCATCACGGCATCATTCGAAATCATCATATTAAGCAATTGCACAGTAGGCAAATTATTCCTGCATGCCACCAAGGAAGCTGTTGTGGCAGATATATG